AAATAAGAGTATCGTAGATAAAAGGTAAAAATAAAAAAAACCAAGTGATAATAAACACATACCCTGCTCGGGTGAGAGCATAACCAAATGTCTAACTAAAACCAAAACCAATGACATTATACTACAAGACTGACACATGGTCTAGTCAACCAAATCAATTATCCCAAGACCAGATAGATTGGTGGAAACACTTATCAGAAAAGAAAAACTGGAGGATTGTTCAATTACCTAACGGGTTTTACCAAACAGAATACAAAGATCCAGATTGTAATTGTAATCCAGATAAAGACACATGCTGTGATAACTGGCTAGATGTAACTAGAAGAGAAACTATTGAATCAGCTGAAGCTGCAATTGATGGTAGCATCGAACATTACACAGCAAAACTAGAGTTCATAAAAGGACCAAAGGTAGTAAAGACCTTTAAATAATAATTAAATCAAATTAAATTAAATCATGGCAGACGCTATAGTAAAGAATCTTAACTTCGGAGACGAGGCTAGGAACCAAATATTTAAAGGAATAGAAAAACTCACAAAAGCTGTTAGCTCCACACTTGGGGCTAGCGGTAAATGTGTTATACTGGAAGACGCAGGAGGTAAGCCACTTATAACAAAAGATGGTGTTACAGTTGCAGATGCTATATTTCTTAGAGATCCAGTAGAAAACATAGGGGCTACGCTTTTAAAAGAAGCAGCTCGCAAGACAGTCAAAGAAGCTGGTGATGGTACTACCACGGCCACTATCTTGGCCCACGCTATACTAGATGAATCTTACAAGCTAGGTGATAAAAACGTCAGGGCTATAAAAGAACAGATACTAGATGGTGTAGATAAAATTATAAAAGAACTAGAAAAGCAATCTGTACCTGTTAAAGATAAGATAGATGACATAGCTATTATATCCACAAACAACGACAAAGCTTTAGGTTCTATTATTGCAGATGCATTTAAAAAAGTAGGAGACGCAGGCTTAGTGGTTATGGAGCCATCAGCTGAAGGCGAAACAAGTGTTGAAGTTGTTGAGGGTGTTGAGTACAACAAAGGGTTGTTAAACCCTAACTTTATAACAAACAAAGATACAGGTACAGCAGAGTTAGACAATCCTCTAGTTCTACTTATAGATTCTAAAGTTGATTCAATAAGACAGATACAACCAGTATTAGAGCATGTTATAAAAACAAAAGAACCTTTATTAATCATAGGTGAAGTAGAAGCAAATGTTATGTCTGCGCTACTTATGAATAAAATGAAAGGTAATATAAAGATAAACGTGTTAGATCCACCTGCATACGGATTAAGACGTAAAGAAATACTAGACGACTTAGCATTACTAACAGGAGCTACCGTTGTTAACGAAGACTTAGGTGATGATCTAAGTTCTATAGAGGTAAACTATCTAGGACAATGTATTAAAGTTGTTACAGAAAAAGACAAGTCAATAATTAGAGTTGAAAAGGATTCAGAAGAAGTTGAGGCTATAATAAACCAGATACGATCTAAATTACTAGAGACTAATAAAGAACATGTTAGAGTAGGTTTAGAGCAAAGACTAGCAAGACTAAGCGCTAAAGTAGCGGTAGTTAAGGTAGGAGCTAATTCAGCTATAGAGTTGAAAGAAAAACAAGATAGAGTAGAAGACGCTATATGTGCTACAAGAGCCGCGATAAAAGAAGGTATAGTACCAGGTGGTGGTATTGCTTTGTTGAATGCTTCTAAGGTTTTAGACAAAAAAATACCTGGAGAAAGTATATTAAGAAAAGCAATAAAAGCACCATACAAAACAATTTTGAAAAACGCCGGTCTTGAGGTTGATGAACCTAATAAGAAAGGTGAAGGAATAAATGTGGTTACAGGTAATATGGTAAATATGATTAAAGCTGGTATTATAGATCCTCTGCTCGTTACAAAGAGCGCTTTAAAAAACGCGGCTTCAGTAGCAACAACAATACTATCAACTGATTGTGTAATTAATAATATTAGAATTGATGAAAGCAGTAGGTAGTTATTTACTAGTTAATAAGCTAGAAAAGAAAACAACTAAAACCGAAGGAGGTTTGTTGTTATCTGAAAACGATAGAGATGATATTAGATACGTTCAAGCAGAAGTAATAGATCCAGGAGATCAATCATTTCTAAAAAAGAATGATCATATATTTTATGACAAACATGCTGGTCACAATATAGAGCATGATGGTGAAAAATTACAAGTAATAAAAGTTCAGGATATTGTCGTTGTAATATGAAAAGGCTAGAAGCAGGAGATTTAAAAGATCTCAATCTGCTAAAACATTACCGTACTATACGTAAATGGGCCTGCAGAAACAACGGCTTAACTGATGCTGAAATAGAGTTACTTATATACTTAGATTGTATAGACATGTTTACAATCGATGATTTTAAAATGGGGAGTTATTCTTTTAGCTGGAACAACAGAAGATGGAATAAACTTATTCAAGAAGACTGGGTAACTGTCTGGAGAAAAAGAAATAGAACAACCCAAAAATATAACATATATAAAGTTTCTTTTAAAGGTAAACAACTTATAAGAAGAATTTACAGAATAATGATTGGTGACGAAGATATTCCAACTAGTGAGAGAAGAAACTCTATAATGCAAGGTAAAACATACATGGACAAAGTATTACAAACGTCTGTGTATAATGTTAATAGAGATAAAAATAGATAACTATGAGTGTAACATCAGCGGCGGTAGCGGCAGGTAGATCTGCTGCGGGATCTAGCAATACTGCAGGATCTAGTAGTATCCCAGGATGGGGTAACATGTTTGGTGGACGAAATCGAGGAGGGTTAATGGGTATGACCCAGAAACTAATGGAACAAGCTAGAGCAAGACAGTTGGCTAGAAAAGGAGGCGCGGTAGGCAATGCCTCTGCTGCGGTAGGAGGAGACGATGGTAGATTTACCAGCATTGAATCTAGACTAGAGGCTTTAGAAGGCGGCGGCGGTAGCGGCGATGTAGTTGCACAAGGTACTGGAGGTGCGGTAAAACAAGATATGGCTACTGTTACTTCTGGCGTAATGCCTGAAGCACCACTACCCGCAGGATCTTTGTCTGAAGAAATGCCAGGTCCAGCAGGAGCGTCAATGGATATATTTGGAAGTGAATTTGCAAGAAACAGTGCAGTTGGAGCTGCAAAAATGAGAATAAATAAAAAGATATAATATGGATCACAAAAGTAAATCAATTATTGGTACACCTGAATTAACAGGTCAAGTTGGAGAAAGCCACGTATGGGACGGACCATTAAACATGGACCAATTCCCAAAAGGTAAAGGAAACTCTAGAGGTATAACAGGTATGAAACTTAATCACGCCGGTGTACCATACAAACCACTTAACGCTGTTCTTTGCGCTCAAGGTAGAGAATACTAATAAATAAAATATGGGACAATACGCAAATCAACCAGACTTCGCTACGAAAGCGCAAGGTGCACAAGCAACAGATACTATAAGTCCAAACGTTTCTTATAATGGATCTGCGCTATATGTTGGTACAGGAGGAGATATAAGAGTTATACTAACAGGAGTAACTCGACCTGACGGATCGCCACCAACAATATCAGATTCTGTAATTTTTAAAAACGTTCAATCAGGTAGTTTTTTACCTGTAATTGTAGACTACATTATGGCAACTAGCACAACAGCTACCGATCTAATAGCTATAAAATAATATGGGATTAGGAATAGGTGTAGGCATAGGTGTAGGACCTGGAGGCGGACAATTATCACCGCCAAGAAACCCCTCATTTATTGAAAAGTTTGGTGAGCCTATAAGTGGTTATTCACTTAGAAACCTTACGAGCAATCCAGAGCAAGCTGTTGTACAAGTATCAACCGATGGAGAATTATTTTTTGACCTTACAGAAGAACAAGTAAATGCTTTACCAATAACTGGAAAATATGAAACTTTAAGAGTTACTAAATGGTACGACCAAGCTGGAGATGATGAAACATTAACCGCTCTTTTTCTAGCCGCTCCCTACTTAATAAAAGACGGCAAGGTGTTTACTGAAAACTTAAAGCCAACTATTCATTTTGAAAATAACACATCTTTAAATAATCAACTTAGAGAAAAACCAATATTAGACACAATAAGAACATACAATGTATCATCATATAGTGACGAGCAAGAGGAATTAAAAGAGGGGCAAACACATAATATTTTTCAAGACATACAAAAAATACCTACGGTGTTATTAGGTTGGTTTCCAAAAAGCAAATTAATATCAAAAGTTTATACTGCAATTACACAAAACGCAAAAACAATATTAAAAAATGAAGAGGATAACACATTTACTTTTGAAACACCTACATCACAATTAAATTTATATGATATTACAGATGGTTTACGCGCCCCATTTAATTTTCTATTTGGCGAAACTACAGTAATGAATGTTTCAGAATTTATATTGTACCCATCAAAAGATGAAAACAACGAGCAAGTAACAGAAAATCTAATTGAATACTATGGCATTAAGTCAATAGAATTTCCACCAATAGGAGATAAGCCAATAGATTTCAAACCAAAACAATAAAAATGGCAATACACGAAGACGGACATTACGGAAAATACAGCGGAAACTCTAGACACAGTAGAGTAACAAATCATAACTTTGCGGCTACAAGAAGAGATGATCAAGCGCATATGCAATATCTAAAAGAAGATATAGACTACGACAACAAGCATGGTCATAGCGATATAGATATGACGGCTGATGAGAAGCATATATCAAAACTAGCAGGTGATCTTAAATACGATGACAAGCATCACGGAGCTGCTGGTCCAGCTCAAAGCTGCTGGTCCAGCTCAAAGCCAAGACAAAAGCTTAAGTCTTGGGGTTAATGCTAATAGAGATAAACCAAGTGAACAGAATCCAGATCCAAGAGTAAACTATGCAGCTAATGCTAACTTTAGCCCGATACCTAGATTCAATGTATCAGCTAACGCTAATTCTCAAGGCGGTTATGGTGTTGGTTTGTCAGGTAAATCTAAAAGCGGGCAAACAGACTATGGAGCTCAGTTTAAGAGAGAAAATGGCAATACTAACGTAAGCGCTAATGCTACGTTTAGATTTTAAAAAAACAGAGAAAACTGTAATAAATCAAAGACAAATATCAATTAATAAATAAAAACAAAAATTATGGCAGCAAGCTTTATTGCATTCGAAGTAGTTGGAGCAGTCAGTGACTGGGAAAACGGAGAAGTATTAGTGAACAAAGACAACATCATCGGGGTGTTGCAAACAGCAGACAACACTGTTGAGATACTAACCAATGGAGGAACTCCAGGTGACAAAGTAGTATTAACTTTAGGTATTGCACCTACTGGAGCAATTACAACTCCAGTAATGACGATGGGTCTAGGAACTAAAGCATTTAATTATGCTTTAACAGCTAACCCAGGAGGAGTAAAAGCTAAAGTTTTCTTAGGGAAAGACGACAATGGGGATCAGATGTACATTAGAAACGTAGAATTCTCATAAATGAAACCCAAAGGGCTAGGTGATAGCATAGCTAATTTTACACAAAAAACAGGTATTAAGCACGTTGTTGACATTGTCTCCGACGGGCTTAATATCAATTGTGGTTGTAATAACAGACAAGAGTGGTTTAATAACAAATTTCCTTATAGAAACAAGAATGGCATTTAACATAAAACCTTTTTTTGATCTCAATAAAATGAGTACATCTGTGTTTGAAAGAGATATGGGTGATGATCCCGTGTTTGCAAGAACACCTAAAAATGGAGTTATTATTTTAAATGAAAAAGCTATTAAAGATTCTAGCAAAGAAGAACTAGACAATACCATAGCACATGAACAGGTACATGTTAACCAATTTAAAAACGAGGTAAAAAATCCAGGTACTGGATTAGACTACAATGTTGGTGCGGGTAAAGTTATGTTTAAAGGAAAAGAATACGATTACTCTGTTATGCAAGAAGGTAAAGGTCCTTGGGAAAAACCAGCTTACGCAGCGGAAAAGAAATTAAAAAAATAAATAAAAAACTTTTAATAAAACAATTATGGCAAAAAAAGGAAAAGGTATGCAAGGTGAAAGCTATGCTGTACCTGCTGAGAAATTAGATAAAATACAAGCAACAGAAGGAGCTGGTAAAATGGGTTACTCTCAAAAATTCGGTGCTTCAAGAATGAATGGCTACGCTAAAGGCGCTGCTAAAGTTAACGATATAATGATGGACGGACCTTCTCAAAGTTTCTTTGACACGGTTAAAAAAGTAGGTAGAACTGTAACTAGAGGAGCAGGTGATATTGGAACACAGGTTTTAGACTTTCTACAACCAGATGTTGATAAAATCTCTTCAGGTAGAGGTCGTATGAGTAGTGTTGGCACAGGTATGGGAACTGCTTCACAAGCAAGACGCGATGCTACAAAAGCAAAGAAAATAGAAAATGCTCAATACGCTAAGTCTAGAGCTCTAGCTAAAGGCGGTCAAACGTTTGGTACTCTTGCCGATTATTTTGATGATGATGGTAGAGGAAATGCAATAACAAGTGAAAACTCTAATCAAAGAGGAAGATAGTGTATTCAAAAAAAGGGTATTTAAAAAATAGTCCTGACGTAAATATTTAAAAAATAGTCCTGACGTAAATAAAAAAACTAACTTAATAGCTGGTAATAAAATTACCATGAAAGGTGTTGAGAGTAAAGTTTTAGGTATTGACGACAGAGGTTACGCTACTATTATGTATCCAGGATATGATTACATTTTTCCAAATGGAAAAGAAGTACTAGAAATCAAATTAGATAAATAAAATTGGACAAAATAATTCAATGGCTTACAGGTGGCGTCATCAAAGAAGTTGGTGGCGTCATTGATAAGCTTACAACTACCAAAGAAGAAAAGCTTGAAGCCAAGAGGTTGATGGTTGAGATCTTAGAGAAAGCTGACAGTGAGGCTCAGTCACAAGTTACCGACAGGTGGAAATCAGACATGGCATCAGATAGCGTACTTTCTAAGAATATACGCCCTATGGTTCTTGTGTATCTAACATTTATTTTTACAGTTTGTGCCTTTTTTGATGGAAATATAGGTGATTTTAAAATAGCGGATGAATACATACCGATATTTCAAACCCTTTTAGTAACAGTATACGGTGCTTATTTTGTAGGTCGTAGCTGGGAGAAAGCTAAAAAAATTCAAGAAAAAAATAATTAAATCAAATCAAATGAAAAAATTAACACTATTACTAGTGGTTACTGCGTCGTCAATTTTATATTTTGACCTAGCAGATACCAGTACTAATCTTTACCTAAACCCAGTAAGTTTTTTAGGTTTTGTGACTGTAGCTTGGTTGTCACTAAGCGTATACAAATTAGTAAAAAAATTAAATCAAATCAAATGGATAAAATAGAAAAAAAAGAGTTAGAGAAAGTAGTTGAACAACAAAAAAAGTTAAATGAAATTCTAACAAATATAGGTATATTAGAAACACAGAAACACAGTTTACTCCATAACATAACCACTATCAACAAGGGTATGGAGGAAATGAAAAATGACCTAGAAGGAAAGTACGGACCTATCAATATAAATTTAGAAGACGGTACATATACTAAAATAGAAAAAGAAGAATAAAATGGATAACATCATAAGAAAGATTAGCGTAGGTGCTGATTATAAAAATGATGCTATGCATTATTCTGTAGGGCAAGAGGTTTATGGGGGACATATTATTTCTCATATCTTGCTAGAAGATAAAGATTCATCATACAACATATTTATTACAAAGAACGAAGAGATATTGCCATGGAAAAAGTTTAACTCTAATATGGCTATATCAATCGAGTATGAATTAAAATACTAATGAGAAGTGTTTACGATTTTATCGTTAAGCCGATAGGTGAAAGATACGCGAACACAAAGAAAGTTGAAGGCGGAGAATTAGTTTTAAATACTAAGATAGAAGCCTGGAAATTTGTAAACAGATTTGCTGAAGTAGTATCTACTCCTCTCGCTATCGCAACGCCTGTTAAACAGGGTGATATAGTTGTGATACATCAAAACGTATTTAGAAGATTTTATAACATGCAAGGTAAGCAAACGAATAGTAGGTCTTATTTTAAAGATGACTTATACTTTGCTGGTGTTGATCAAGTTTATTTGTATAAGAGATCACATATATGGAAATCGATCAACGATCGTTGTTTCATAATGCCAATTAAAGATACAGAGCTTCTAACAAACAATATAGAGGTAAATAATATTGGTATACTGAAAATAGGTAATAGCTCCTTAGAAGAGCTAGGAATAACTCCAGGACATATAGTGACGTTTAAAGCTGGGTCTGAATGGGAGTTTAATATAGACGGAGAACGTTTGTATTGTATGAAATCAAATGATATTTTATTAGAACATGGATATAAAGAAGACGAAGAAGAGTATAATCCAAGCTGGGCAGGTAGCAGTTGAAGAATTAATAAAGGTAGCTAAAGAAGCTATCGTTGATTCAGGAGACGATATAACAGCTGATAGATTAAAAAATGCGGCAGCTACTAAAAAGCTAGCTATATTCGATGCTTTTGAAATATTGCAACGTATTCAAGAAGAAGAGGATTTATTAAACAACAAGCCAAGAGAGGTTAAAGAAAAGAACTTTAAAGGTTTTGCAGAAGGAAGATCTAGGTAATGTATAAACAAGAATTATACAAAGTCGTAGATGACCATATAAAGCCGCATATTATTAAAAAAAATAATAGGTATAAAAAATGGGAATATGGCTATAATAAAGAGCACGATATTGTTGTTATAAGTAAGACGGGAGAGATAGGAGAAATATACGATATACAGAATTTAAAGATAGCACTACCTAAACCTAGTGATGTTGCTAAGTTTAAATCTAATTCCTGGGAAAGAACTCCAATACCAGATGAGCTAAAGAAAATAAAAACTATATTTGACTGGGAAGAATACCCTATTGAATTTAAAGAAAAATGGTATGATTACATCGATAAAGAGTTTACTAGAAGGGAACAAGGTTTTTGGTTCTATAATAAAGGCGTGGCTACTTACATCACTGGTACTCACTTTATGTACCTGCAGTGGTCCAAAATTGATGTTGGGAAGCCAGACTTTAGAGAAGCAAACAGATTATTTTTTATATTCTGGGAGGCATGTAAGGCAGATTCCCGTTCATATGGAATGTGCTATCTTAAAAACCGTAGGTCAGGATTCTCTTTTATGTCCTCAGCTGAGACAGTTAACCTTGCGACAATATCCTCGGATTCACGGTATGGCATACTGTCCAAATCTGGTCCCGATGCTAAAGCAATGTTCACAGATAAGGTTGTACCGATTTCCGTTAATTACCCGTTCTTTTTTAAACCGATCCAAGATGGTATGGACAGGCCAAAGACAGAACTCGCATACAGAGTCCCAGCATCAAAATTTACACGTAAGAAACTTGACACAAACGAAACGGTCAAGGAGATCACAGGTCTTGATACAACGATCGACTGGAAGAACACAGGTGATAACTCCTATGATGGAGAGAAACTCAAACTCCTCGTCCACGATGAATCAGGTAAATGGGAAAGGCCGAACAACATCCTCAACAACTGGAGGGTCACAAAAACAACATTAAGATTAGGTAGTAGAGTTATAGGTAAGTGTATGATGGGGTCAACCTCGAATGCCTTAGACAAGGGTGGGGAAAACTTTAAAAAACTTTATTATGACTCAGATGTTACAAAGCGAAATCGCAATGGCCAAACTCGCTCGGGATTATATAGTCTGTTCATTCCTATGGAATGGAACTACGAAGGATACATTGATTCTTATGGAGTACCTGTATTCGAAACACCAGAGACTGAAACCATTGGGCCAACTGGAGATATAATAGATCTAGGTGTTATAGATCTGTCTCTTATACACATCTGACGCTGCCGACGATCTACTCTGTGTAGATCTCGGTGGTCGCCGTATC